GAAATCGGTCGGTTGCAAGCTAGCTGTTAGTCCCACGCGTGAGGGCTTTAACGACCGCAAATTCTTTCTTGAGCGACATCCGCTAACAAGGAAGGACTACGGGCAGCGCCTTGACGTCGAAGCCAATATAAAACAAGAGCTGGGGGTCAGCGACAGCTTGGCCCGGCTGCTGGATACGTTAAGCAAATTCCAGAGCAGCAGCGCGCCGCGCCAAGTAACTGTGTCAAAAGACTACGAAATTCTGTAAACAAATTTAACAGGTTTACATAATGTTTTTTATAGGTGGATGGTGAAGGGAAGAATTTGGTGTTAAAAGATTTAGCATCAAGCGCGTCAGGCCCGATTATATTACGCTCAAAAGTATTGTTGTCGGGGCCACACCAGATGTTAGGGAAATTGGGTGTGTCATGCTCGACCCCGGGTGTGCCCAAAACGCGGCGGAGCAAGAGAGCTGGGGCCGGGTTAACGTTATGTCAGGGCCTGATTATTTTTTAGACAGGTGAGTCGATGTATTGGTACCTTGATCGTGAAGAGCCTTCAGAAGTATTAAAACGTTTGTCGCGTTTGGAGGAGACGGGTGCTCTTTACAAGTTGAAAGATGAAGAGAAGATAGAGCTGGCAACGCACGTAATGAATTTGGAGTCGGCGTCTGGGAAGAATTTTTACCAGCCGAATGAGAAAGAGCGTAAATTTTTTTTGGCACCTTTTAGGGTAAAGGGGATAAGCGGTGGAAATAGGAGTGGTAAGACGGCGACCTTGGTATTGGATGCAGTAATGCAGTTGGAGGGTTGGCATCCTTTACAGAAGGCGAATTTGCTATTTTTATCTGAGAATGCGAAAGCCGTCTGGGTGAGAGACGTTTGCAAACGAATATTGGATGATGGTTATTGGATAAAGTCACCGCCGGTTTATGGGAGAGTGATAACGGAAGATTACCCGAACTATGTGAATAAAGTGGTTGGTCCTGAGATACATAAGTGGGCAACGAGTACAGATGTAAAGAAGATTGGTTTTGACGTAGAGCGTGATCGTGTAGATTTGTGGAAGAATGGCTCGAAGCTGGAGTATCTGACTTACTCACAGCCGACGGAAGCGCACGCGGGTTCAGCCCGAGACTTTATCTATGCGGATGAAGAACCACCGCGTGATATCTGGATCGAATCGGGTATGCGAACGATATCGACAAATGGAAGGCGAACGATAGGAATGACGGCTGTAAATGGGGTGACGTGGACGGAAGAAGATATTTGGCAGCCTGGCTTAAAGAAGCAAGGAGGAGTCTATGCTATTGAGATGACAAGTTATGACAACCCGATGAATTCCTCGGAGATAATCGATGAGATAAAGAGTCATTGTTTTGATGCGGTAGAAATAGCGATCCGGATTTATGGCAAGCGTCAGGCCAGGGGTGGATTGGTATTGAAGACATTTTCGGTGAAAGACATGATTGAGCCTTTTGAATTACCTGAATCATGTGATTTAATAGTGGCAATCGATCCGCACCCTGTAACCCCGCATGCGGTATTATTCGCGTGGGTAGATTACGATGGGTTGTATCATAGCATAATCGATGAAAAACCAAACATATATTTTGTGAGTGGTTTTTTTAAGACTGGTCATATACCTGGGTTAGTTTCCTTGATCAGGGAACGCGAGAAATTACTTGGTCGTTCTCACGACATATGCTTATGTGACCCTTCTGCGTGGAATGAAAATCAGAAAGACAGGTACGAAAAATCAGTTGCCGACCAACTACTGGAGGAAGATTTGGTTCCGCTGAAGGGTTCGAAGGACTTGAGCGGAGGCATATTGAAAATGAATGAGATGTTTGCGGTGGAGATGTCTTATGACGGCGAACAGACGAAAACGCGTGAGCACCCACAGGCTTTTATTTTTCAAGATGAATTTGTTTTACAACCCAGACGCGATGATTCGATACAGCGGTTGAAATGGGAATTTTTAAATTGGCGGTGGCCAAATCCCAATCAGAATATGAATATGGGCAATAGAATCAGACGGCCCATAGACAGAGATGATCATATGGCTGAGTGCGCGAGAAGGATATGCGAATTTGTTTACGACAGCAGAGTTGAGCCGTTGCCCATGGACCCAGATTGGATGACAAAAAAAGTCAGGCTTGGGAATGGTGCTGTCGTAGATTTCAGTAATGCAGTTACGAATGAACTGGAAGTTGGTTTGTAATGGAAATTTATCCATTTGTGTATATAATTTTCACATTGAGCCTATGCTTTGCAAGCTTAATCGTTGGTGTCAGGATCGGACAAAAGGCTGGGTCAGGCGGAATGGTGTCTATGCCAGACCCGGTAGAGTTGGAAGCAGAAGAAGAAGCAGATATAAACCCGGAGTGGGCTGGTGACAGGTAGAAGAATAGACGAAGATTCACAATCCGGATTAGCGATAGGCATGAAATATCTCGAGGCCGGGCTAGATGGATTAAAGTCTGAAAAGATCGTAGCTAACGCCCGCAAATTTGATCGTTATTATCGCGGCATTCACGCCATTAGCCAGCGCAACGTTTTGCTGGGGAACAAGCCCTACAACCGGCTTGCCGAGGGAATAGATCAGCTTTTGGCCCGCATGACGAATACGCATATAAAGTTTTATTTTCATCCCCAGGAAGATTTGGACAGCTTTAGTGCGCAGGCTCTGAATGAGATAATTGGGGATGTCGTCTGGGATTATATCAAATGGGATGATAAAAGCGAAGATTCTATTCTGGAAGCGTTCGCAGTAGGAAGCAGCCACATACGTGGTGAAGTAGATGACAATTTTTACCCAAACTTTAGTGTTTGGCCTGCCGGGTCAACGATCCCTGACCCAGATGCAAAGTCGAAAGAAGATTGTAACTTCATTATCTGGGTTTCTGAATCTACTCCTCGTACTGTAAAAGAAAATTATGGAATAAAATTAAGTGCTGGTGCTGGTGTTGATTATGAATCCGACCCGAACGAAGTGATGAAAAGCTGGGAAGATGCCGGCAGAAGCAAGGCACCAGTATTCTCAGAACTGGAAACTGATAGCAGACGTAGCCCACATTTCCCAAAAGTAATAGTTTATGAAATATGGATGGAAGACGAGCGTATGGTTCCCATTGCCTTCGATCAAACAGAAATAGACGATGAGCACGCCGCCATCGCCCAGTTGAAGGGTGCCGATGTTTTTGATCAACAGAACCATCCTCGCCATATCAAAGAGCATAGGCTTTTTATCGAGACTCTGGATCAGGAAACAGACACGGATTTAATTGCAGAGATAGAAGCCCACATTGAAGCGCACAATCAATTCCCGCCTGACCTTAAACGTCGGAAATATCCTTATGGCAGAATAATTACAATAGCCGAAGGAAAGCTTCTTAGAGACGAACCCTTCCCCGAGGAACGGCATTGGCGGAATATGTATGTCAAATGGGACTGGTTGAAACAACGAAATAAATATTGGGGCAAACCCGGGGCAACTGATGCCTACCCAATTCAGGATGATATAAACTTCAGGAAAAATGCAATTACCCAGAACATCAACCTGCTTTTGAATGGAGTACGTAAAATCGGGCCGTCACTGCATAAAAAATTGTCTCAATTTACTAATTTAATCGGTTTAAATGTACCGGTACAACGGCCTGATGATTTTACAGTGGATATGGGGAAGCCCTTGCCTTCTACACATCATATCGATTTGGCGCATTCAGAACAAAGTCTCGACAGGATACTGAAAAGAACGGACGTTCTATCCGGGAACCTGCCTGCTGCGGGCACGGCAAATGTAACAATCGAGACATTGATTGAGCAAGCTTCGGTTGCCGGGTCTACACCACTGAAGCATTACTCTCAGGCTTTGAAGGAAATGGCAAGAATTGCTATTTACCTGATGCAGAGATACATGCCGCAAGCAACTGTATTCGACATTATCAATAACGAAGAAAAAACAGGAAATGTGTCATGGGCTGGCTTTGCCGATAATGCGGGATTAAAAGATATCAGGATTTCGGTAAAAGCCTTTAGATTTTCAAGAGAAAAAGATTTCCAGTTTGCTTTGCAAATGTATCAGGCTGGGCTGTATGATCGGCAGGCTGTATATGACACCATCGATGACCCCAACAAATATGCCATAGCAAAGCGCATGGATGAAATCGATAGACTCTCACAAATAGTAGAAATTCAAAATGAAAAAATCGAAGACCTCACGAAAGCAATCAATACCCAGGCGAACAGAACCCAGGGGCAAGATGGTGCTGGTAATACCGCCATCGCCTGACAAAGCAACTACTACAGTACCTGTTATTACTGACGTAGCATTGAAAACCAATGCTACGGAAGCGTCTACTCCACAACCTGTGGTTTTACCTGAAGTCAATACCAGAACCTTTTTGCTCTGGGCTGCGAGATTACGTACAGGGCACCTTGGCATGGCCCCGGTTGTATTCGCCTTACAAATGGTGTCCAATTCAATACATGAAAATGGTCAACCTGTGTCTCAATCACGGGCACAGGAATTAATGAGTTCAGTTTTGAAATAAACAGGAGTTACAAATGAGCGAACCCGCTGAAACAAACAACCCTGATGGCGCTGCTACCGGCAACCCTGAGGGCGCTGTTCTGAAATTCAAGGTCGATGGTGAAGAAAAAGAATTTGATTTGAGCAATCCCGAACACAAGCAGGAACTGGTGAGGTTGGCCCAATACGGTGGAGGCTTCAAACAACAAATGCAGGAACTGGGTGCCACTCGAAACGAAGCAAAACAGTACCGCGAAGCCGTCGAAACCTGGAACAAACTCATTGTCGATGCACGAGCAGGTGACAAAGAAGCCCTGGCAAAGATCAATGAAAGCCTTGGTTTTGAATTGAAAAAGGAAGAAATCGATGCCGACCCCGCTTTACAGGAAATCAAATCGCTGAAACAACAAATCGCAGATATCCAGAAGGGCATCAGCACAAATGCTGAAGCCAAACAAATTCAGGAAATCAAAGCAGATTTGGCGGACATGGAAGCCAACAAGAAGAAATACCCTTTTTTCAATGCCGAACAAGTACTACAAAAAGCCACTGAACTTGGCATCAGGGATTTCGATGTTGCTTACAAAGCCCTTTACCATGACAAGCATTTGGAACTCGCGATAAAACAACTTAAAAATCCCAATCGCCCTTTTTACGAGGGAAAATCGAAGCCCATTGTATCTACACCTCACAAATACAAAAGTATGAAAGAAGTGCAGAAGAACTTGGGCAAGATTCTCGATGAAGGCGAATACCAATTCTTACAATAATTGAAGGTGTAATATGCCTGTACCAAGTCAAACAATTAATTATGACAGCATCAGAACATTCGTACAAGATCAGTTGATGCCGTCGTTCCCCGACCAGATTTTCGAGGAGTCTGCCCTTTCGAAGATGATGATGATGGGCGATAAAATATCTCTGGACGGGAAGTACGTTGCTGGACAAAAAGGTGGGCAGTTTATTCAGCAACCGCTTGAATACGGAGAAACTGAAGCTGTCGGAACGTACGAAAATTATGAAACAGTCAGCATCCAGCCCGCCGATCCGTTCACGTCTGCTTTGTTCAAGACCATCAACTATTACGGCAGTGTGAGTATCAGCCACGATGAAATACTTGCCGTCAGTGGTGATCTTGCCATTGCAAACCTCGTGACCAAAAAGGTGGAAAATGTCCGCAAGAGTATGAAAAAGCAAATTGCGAAAGATTTGTACACCGGCACCGGAGTCAAATCAGTCGTGGGCCTGGATTTAGCAATTTCTGACACCGGTACTTATGGGAATATCCCGCGTACCAGTGACTATGAATGGTGGAAGGCCGGTGTCGATAGTGTTGCCCATACCACAGACAACATGAAAAATTCGCTGCACGCAAGTTATCTGTTGACATTACTCGCCAACGGGTTCGCGTTTACGAACCGGGCAAATGAACATTTCGACCTGTTATTGATGAGACAGGAAACCTGGGACACGTATGAGAATATCATACAGACCCTGGGTTTGACTATCAATTCAAGTAGCAGTAAAATCGTGAAACAGATGGCTGATGCAGGTTTTCAAGCTTTCGAGTGGCGTGGTATTATGATGGTCGTCGATAATTTCATCGATTCCGTGGAGAAACCGATGTACGGCGTCAATACCAATTACCTGACACTGTACGTTCATCCACAAAACAATTTCATTATGACCCCATTCAAAGAATCACAAGACCAGCCACATACAAAAGTAGCGCAGATCACAGCGAAGCTGGGCCTGGCGATCTCTAATCCGAGCCATTTCTATCGGTGGTCTAATTTGAACAATTAAGGTACAACAGGTACCAAAGGAGTAAATTATGGATATGTTAAGTAAGGGCTATCCAGCCCCGGGATTCGGTTTGAAGAGCCATGCCAAACGCATGCATGAATTGGGTACAAGGGTTGTCAGTATTCGTGGGAATCTCTATGAATACGTGAAAGCCAATGAAGCCCTGACTCATGGTGATGTTATCACCGCCGTCGCTAAGGGCGCCTGGGACTCAGGCATCTTGGCGGATGGCGCTATAGCCGTTGCCGATAACGCAACAAAAATTCATGTCGATACGATAACAACCGCAAAAGCTGACAGTTTCTATTCCGGTTCTTTTCTGTCTCAGGCAACTACGACAGCAAAAGGCAGAGAATATAAGATCCGTTCACACCAGGACTTTCTTGCTTCTGGCGAAGCAGATGTGTATCTGTATGACGTTATCGATGAAGTCTTTGCCGACAACGTTGCCCTTTTGATCTTCAACCCGCACATTGTTGAACAGATCGATGGTGTAGCCGAAGTCGTTAAGGGTGTAGCTGCCCACGATATCACAAGTGGAGAATATGGCTGGGTTCAAGTAGGTGGCCATATTCCCAGGATAAAAGCAGGACACAGTACTTCCGCGGCAATTGTCATCAACGAACCACTGGTTCCAATCGGTAGTGGTAACGCCGCTGCAGTGATGGGATTTGCGGCGTCAACTCCGAACGAAGCAGAAATTCTCACAATGGGGGCAACTCCGTTGTGGTCACTGCAAGCAGTCGCAGCGAATACGACTGGATTTGTTTCCGGCTTTATGCGCATGTAATTTATTATCGATCTCTTGCCCAATAAATTCAGGGTAAGAGATCGATTTTTAATTAATTAATGAAGAACCATGAAGAAAATATTTGTATTTGCTATTATTGCAGGATTACTTGCTATAGCACAATATCCATATTACTATTCGATTTTCGTCAAGACCAAAGCTTTTTTCATGGAAGATGCGGAAGCGAGTTTTCGCGATACCGGAATTTACCTCAAATCTTCTACTGATGGCCAGCTCGATATTGTCTCTGATAATGAAGTTGAACTTACAGCCACAACTTTTGATGTTCACGCAGCAGCTCAGATATATGGAGACGTGACAATTAGTGGAAACTTGATTGCAGAAAGCAATTTCACAGTAGTCGATTTTTTGAATGGAGGTTCATTGCTGCGTGGCACCGGTACGTTCACAACCACCGCAGAAGTCGATACGACATTGATCAGCAGTCTGCTTGCAACGGATATTGTCGTTGTCAGTGGTGTTTATGTTGCCGGAGTCGATCAGCAAGATGTCCTTCAGGCAGAAGTAAAGGCTGATACATTGATTGTTCACAGGCTGGCTGCCGGTGAATCCGCAGGGGCATATTCTTATATTATTATTCGATGACACAAGCAGAATCCAGAACATTGGTCAGGCAGGCAATTGACCAGACGGACACGACAAATACAGAATTCAGCAACGACGCCATAGACGATGCCGTTGACTTCAGCAGGCGTGCGCTTGCCCGTATCCTGCCTGCTGAGTTTATGCCAAACCTCGAGGCGGAAGGACTGGTTTTAGATGTCGTCAGCGGTCGCGCGGCTTATCCGGCGGATTACATGCGCAGAAAGGAAAATAAAGAAGTTCTTGTCGATGTAGTGGTAGCTACAGAAATCAAAAAAGGTGATGAATGGCTGCTCAGGCATTTACAATCAAATGAACACATAGACGATTCATTTGAAGTTTATTACCGTGAACTCGGTTCACAGGGTATACAGGTGTATCCGGCAGGATCGGCTAAAGTAACTTCATTCCCATATATCAAGTATCCGGGTACTCTGGATGGATCAAACAATACTGACTTACCGAAAGATATCGAAGATATGTCGATCGATCTGGCAGTCGAGAAGCTCATGCGTTATCCACAAGGCAATCTCGATATCGCTTTGAGATTGGCCCAAGATCGGGGATATCGTATTCGGGAGATGATGAAATGACATTCAAGGAAATGCAGAATTTTGTCCTCGATGAAATCAAGGAATTGAACCAATACCCGGATGTACACAGAACCCGAATCAAATACTTGCTGAATCTGACTCACAAGGAACTGGCCCAGGAAACAATGATTTTGGAGAAAAGCATTACCAAAACCACCGTTGCCGATACCCTGGAATATACAGACACGGCTTTTGACAATATCCTGCAAATCATTAGGGTCAGATACAAGCAACCATTGAGTTCAGAAAATGGTTATCTCTTGAAACCATATCCGGGGGGCTTTAGCTCTATTACCAGGGACCGAAGTTTCAGCACCAGGCCAAGCTGGTACTGGGTACGAAATCCACACAACAACAGCACAATGGCCATTGGGACGTGGCCGATTATTTCAGAGGACAGTGGCAGCATCGTCATCGATTGCAATTATATCCCTGCCGATATGAGTGCGGATAGTGACAAGTCTGATTTTAAAGCCACGGCTGCCGGTATAATCTGGCGAAGGGTGGCCCGGGATCTCTACAAAGAATACTTGGATAAAAACCCGAGAGTGTATTCGGTGAAAATTCAAATTCTCGAAAATGATATTCAACGGGTGCTTGCAGCCCTGCTGAATAATACTGTCCTTGACAATTATGATCAATTTCCACAAACGCTTAACGTCTATATTTAATATGGCACGAGACTCCGGCAAAAATTTCAAAGAAATTATTCCAACACTGGGAATAAACACAGAAATCAGTGTCCGGGGTGATATGCGGTATTGTCAGGATGCGGAAAATGTCGATACCGGCGCAGAAGGTGCTGATATTGTAACCCGGGCTGGATATGTAGCGGCTGATGATGAATTTACACTTGATCTCGATATTGTCTATGAGTATCGTGACCCGGTATGGAATAGAGATGTCTTACTGGTTTATCAGAAATCAACAGTTGTCGCAGACAGAAGGATTAGAGTTTTTACTAAAACACTCGGCAGTACCGGAGTTCTCACTCATTATGGCGATTATGCGTTCGATAGCCTGGATGACAATCTTTTTTTCTTGCAGGTATTAAACACTGTCAGGATAGGAAATGGCACTGAAAACAATGCTTTGTTTGCCGGATACATCGACAGAACAGGTACTCAGGGCATGTTTGGCTTGGCTGATTTCGATACTGCCAATTTCCTAATTCTCAGACAGCAATGGGTACAGCAACCACAACTATTTTCAGCCTGCTCTAAAATTATATGGGACAGTGTAAGATCGGTCTTTTATGTCCTCACACAAAGAGGACTGGAAATAAAGGACTCTGATTTCTACACAATCAGGACTCTGGCAGACGTAGTTTTGACGCGCGGTTTTACTGCTGCCACCGATGCATCATTTAAATGCAATATTGCCTTTTCTGGCGATAACCTATATGTCTGTGGCAAAGTAAAAGCGGCAGCATTAGGTACTACCAAGTTGGTTCAATATGATTGTGCAAATAATTACAAAGTACTGAACACAGTCGACAAATCCGGAGGAGATTACATTCGTGCCGTCTGTACCGACGGTTCGTTTGTGTGGTTGATATGGACGGACGGTGGGACTTTTAACGGTCGCATCACGGAATATGACGTGAATCTTGGCGGGGCCACTAACAGATACGCAAAAGCTACTGCTGAATTCATAGGCGCCGCTACTGACGGCACCAATGTTTTCACCGTGGATGAAGGCACCGGAGAAATAGTGGCCATGCTCGCTGCAAGCCCTTACACGGCTTCATTGTTCAGTCATGGAATTACTGTTAGCACTCAGTCCGGTGATATCGATGTCGACGGCACTGACCTGTATTGGTGTGCTGATGACAACATTAGAAAGACAGATGTCAGTGATCCACACGGGACAGGAATGACCGGAACCGCAATCGTACATACAGCGGATATTGGCAATATTAATGCCGTCAGTGTGACAAATGCCGTGCCTTACAGTAGTGAATATGGTAAAATCGTTTCTTTGAATAATACTACATCATGGACAAAAACAGGTTACGTACCCGGTAAGGTTTATTTGAGACTGACAACCCCGGTTCAACCGACTGCAACGCCAGATTACACCTTATTTTACGGGGTGTCGTTTGTAGATATCGATGGCCAATTTTCCCATCTGATGCCGGGCCTGTCAATTGCAACCAATGATGCCAACCTTCCTGATTTTGAACTTATTCTATATGCTGTGGCAGAGACATTTACGCTTGACAGCCCGTCTCAAGACCCTGCCACTGTCAATAGTATCTGGGGAATGTATAAACGCATAAAGACTGTGATTCTATGGCGGGCTTATGCGGGCACTGATGATGCTCAGGAGCCGACAACAAACTATCGTTTCCATTCGAGTTATGATATCGATAGCAGCGACTGGGTAGTGAATAATGTCTCAGGCTCCAATTATGATTATGCTTTCATAGCCGTTACAGAAACAACAACAGAATCAGAAATGGGTACGGTGAGCTTTGAGGAATTCACGGGACTAAAGGAGACACTCCGGCCATCATATACAAATTGGAAGTATGCTGTTTCACATCAGAACAGAACTTATTACGCGAACATAAGAACGACAGAGTTAAATACATACAAAGTCGTAAGGTCTGAAATAGATCAGCCTGATAGTTTCTGGGAAAGTTCAGGGAACTCTGTCATAATCATACCGGGAGATGGTGACGAAATAAAAGGTATTGCCAGCGTCTGGAACCGAGTGCTGGTAATGAAGTCCAGAAACTCGGTTTTATTGCTGGGGCTGATTGCCGAAAAGGAATATCAGGTTGGCTTGCAGGTTGCGCGTTCTCTCATTGTTGTTAATGACACAGTTTATTTTGTATTTGCTGATGGAATTTATGTCTTTGTTCCGCAAGGATTTCAGAGAATCTCACGTCCTGTCGATGCCAAATTGAAAACTTTTTCATTGACCGGTATGACGGCAGCCTGGTATCTTGAAAAAGATAAAATCATCTGGCACGTGCCTGAATCAAAGTCTTTTGTTTTCAATCGGGATCATGGCACATGGGATGTTTACAATTTTAACACCGGTACCCTGTTAATAAAACAGGTTGTCAGAGGTTTGAATCAAATTCTCCTGACTGAAACAACGAATAACAGGGTACATAAAATAAGTGGCAGTACTGATCTTTCTCAAAACATCCCGTTCTTTATCGAAACCAAAGAAGATACAACAACAAGCCCGGCTATGGTGCATCAGTATCACAAGAACTATGTAACATATAAGTCTCCGGCTAGTTTGCAGTTGACTGCAACTGTGATAAATAGAAATGGTTCAAAGACAAATGCAGGAACATTGCCTGTAGCCAGTGCCTTGATTACTAATGAGACGTTTATGGCTGGGTTCTTTGGACATTCGATAAAGTACAGAATTGCAGGAACTGTTAATTCCGAAGCAAGAATAAGGTCGATTACATATAAATTCGGCGAGGGCAGAGATGAGTTATAAATTTCTTGAAAAAGTTGACCTGCCAAAAGCTATAGCAGAAATTGAAGATAACTACGCTGACGCTGCTACTGTTAAGAAAAAACAGGATATGATCAGTGTCCTCTCGTCAAAAGCACCGTCTATAAAAGATATGAAAAACGGTGAAGTCATCGAGTACGATGACGGCGCCAATACATGGACTTACAAAAAGATTGGTGGCAGGCTGTTCAAAACACAATGGACGGAGGTTTCATAATGGCATTCCCTATTGGTTTGGGATTAGCGGGTATTGGTTTTGCCGGATCATTGTTGAGTGGTAGAAGTGAAGGACGTTCTTCTGAAATCGATTCCCTGATCAAACAAATGATACAACGCAGTCGGGGGCTGACCCCGGAGCGCAGGGCCAAGATACTCGAACAATCCGAGAAAAGACTGACTCAGGACTTTATGGCTCTGTCAGAACAGGGCCGGGCTGCAATCGAGCGCAGTGGCGGCGGCTCGGCAAGAGAAGTTGGGTTTATTGGAGACCTTGCTAGTAAGCGTTTCGGTGCTTTAGGGGATATTTCTCTGGGTATAGAGAATCTCGATCAACAATTCCGGGATCAATCACAGGAGCAACTGATAAGGTTATTGCTTCACCAGGATGAAGTTGAAAGAGGCCGAAATAAAGGCGCGGCATTTTCACAACTATTCGGGGCCGGGTTGAATTTGGCACTGACGCCGAGGGCAAAAGAGACACGGAGTTTTGACTAAAATGGCACTCGATGATTTGATTGGCGCACTTGCCCAAGTAACAAATAGGCAAGTTGCTTTGAGAGATCAGCAGAATCAAACGGCCCAGGCTTTGGAACGAATACGCGAAGAGCGTGAATTTCAACAGCAACTTGCTGAAGATGAGCAATTTTTCAGAGCCGGGCTTCAAAAACAAAGGACAGATGCCGAAAAAGAAATTCAGAAATTTGTACAGGGTGAAATAAGCCATCGTGAAGGGCAGAAATTATCTGAAGAAAAAAGACAAAACAATATCAGGCTCGAAGGAATAAGGGCAGATAAGCAAAGATTCGACGAAAAAGAACGCGCTGAAAGAACCAGGATAAAAACAAAAAACACTGCTGAACAATGGTCTGCTTTATTACAACAATACCAGAATAGCTTACTCGAAGGTGACGAACGTACACAGAAAGCCTTGCTCAACGCATTGAATGTTTTATCTGAAGAAGCCAGACGTGACCCAGAGATCAAATTTGATGTCGATCCAATAACTTTGGAACCCGTAGAGCCGGAAGCTGAAGGCGATGCCGCAGCGGCTAAGGACCTGGCTGAATCACTGGCTAAAAAGAGTAGTAGCGGTTCGTTCTCTTTAAAAGAGTTCTTTGCTCCGGCTATAAAAAATATCACTACTGAATTTGATGAAGCAGTGCAAGGACTCAGTACTCCGTCAAAAGCCACAGGATCAGCAATAGGTGCCGGTCTAAACACAAAAGGTATTACCGGACGCAAGGAAGCTACATTCGTGGAAAGATTCGAAGCCGGTGAAACTCCGGCTTCTGCACTGAATATCAAAGGTTTTGCAGGCACTGTTGTCGATACTATAGTTGATCCACTGAATTTATTAGGTATTGCCAAAGCTCCGAGAATAGCGGGCTTGCTAAAATCAGGCGAGAAAATTGTAGACGTAGAAAAGAAAATCAAGGGCTTGCTCGGGCCTGCTAAATCAGCATTAAATGAAGCCGTATCACAAAAGTTATTGCCTCCTGCATCCTTACAAGCGCGATCAGGCCAGTTACAAAACCTAATATCCGCTTTCGTAAAAGAACTGGCGGAACGAAGGAAGTCTATCAATATTGACAATGTCGAAGATATTGTCAAAGAAATAAAACTTTTGCCTGCACCGACTATTCAGGCGAGTGCAAAGCAATTGCAAGAGCTTGTTCTTGATTTCATCAGACAAAATACACACGGAAGTATCAGTAACCTGGGCGCTCGATGAGTCTGTCAAATGAATTTCCACAAGCTCTTGATACAATAGAAGAGCTGAGACAGAAAGGGATTAAAGACAATATCATTCGCAGGGCCTTGCTCGGTTCCGGATTTAAACCCAGAATTGGTAAGCAACAAGACCTTACCTTCACTCAGGCAGTAACAAAGAATATTGTCGATGCTTCTACTCCTATCAGCGACGCCTTGGCCAAGGTACCTGTAATTGGTGGTGTACTCGAAGCATTTTCGCGTCCGCTAGGAATATTTACCGAGGTATTGGACTTGCCGCAAGATCTCGCAACTGCTGCCATTTCTCCTGATGAAGGTGGGTTCAAACAAACTCTCGCACGCGGGAAGGACCCTTCTGAAGCGTTGGGAATAGAGAACCCAATCGGAGCTTTTGCTGCTGATGTAATTTTAGATCCGATCAACTTAATTACCGGAGCCAACATAGCGAAGGCTTCAAAGCTGATAAAAGGAATAGAACAAGCCCCAGCAGCGGGGAAACTGGCGAAGTTGAGTATTAGTACTCCAGAACAAGCTGCTGCAAAGCCGGCATCAAAGGTTTTTCAAATCGATGACTTTACAGAAGGAATTCCAGTAGTAAACACACCAACAGCAGAAAAAGTAGGTGCCGCCTTTACTGAGCTGGTGGCAAAAGGAAGAAGAGAATATTATAAACCAAAGGATGGAATACGCTTCTACACTCAAGTGATTGGCGCCATTAATGATGGACAGATATCTTTAAAAGACCTTGCAACTAAATCAGGTCTCAAGGAAGTCGATGTTATCGAAGATGTTGTCAGGGCTTTCGAGGGAGCGAGTGACATAGGACGTAAGCTCAATGAATTCAAGCAGCTTTCCGACCAGGTAAAAGTATTCGCCAGGAGCAAGGGCCTGCCTCCTGAAGCGGAGGCATTGCTGAGACAAACAAATGCCATCGAACCGGAAAGCTTATTTTCAAGATTTTACGGCTCGATCGTAAATACGCTGTGGCGGGGTTCTTTGACAAGCCAGTACTCGACAGCCGCCAGAAATGCTATTTCACAAGGCGGTAGAGTTGGGCTTGATGTACTACAGAATGCTATGGACTCGATGATACAAAGCATTCCCGGCATTCAGAGAAAGGCACACTTTTCGGATTCCTTTAATACCGTGCTGAGGCTGTTCAGCAAAAATAAGGACGTAACTAATAAGATTCTGGATAAGTTTCCCGAGTACCAAAAAATTTTACAACAGAACCTTTTGTCTGATATCAATATTGCCAGCGGTGGCACTAAAGCAGAAAAAGGTGTGCAGGCCTGGACAAGGGCAATAAACACAGCAAATATATTTCAGGAGAATATTTTCAGAAGAGCCATATTTCAGGGCGAGTTACAGCGCCTTATTCCTGATCTTCAAAATATCATTGCTCAAAACAGGATTGGAGATATTTCCAAAGATGCTTTAAAGAAGGCAGCCGATAAAGCCCTGGAACTGACCTGGGCCAATTCACCAAAGTCAAAGATAGCACAATCCTTTATCAAGTTCGTCCACAGCGTTCCGGGTGGTACTATTGCAGTCCCGTTCCCCAGATTTATGATGAACTCGATGAAATTCTTCTGGGACTTCTCGCCTACAGGTGCACTCAAACTTTTTAAGCCTGGCTCTGCTGGAGAATGGGCAAAGATTCTGAAGGGAGATACAGGGGTATTGTCAAGGGCTGTGTTGGGGTCGGGTATGCTCGGTGCGGGCTGGCAGTTACGCAATTCAGAACATGCTGGCGAAAAATGGTATGAGATGAAAGCGGGTGGACGTGTTTTCGATATCAGACCGTTCAACCCGTTTGCCGCCTATGTGTTCATTGCTGATTTGGCTAAAAGGCAGAGAGATGGTACATTGACAAACCTAAAGACAAGTGATTTGCTGCAAGGCATTCTTTCGACGAATATGCGGGCCGGTACGGGCTTATTCATAGCAGATGAATTGATGGGGGCCATTGCAGGCATAAAATCAGGAGAGAAGTTCGAGCAGAAAGCTCAAGAGTTTGTTGGACAATTCGGTCGTGGGTTTTTTCTGCCATTGCAACAAATAACAGATGTTATTGCAGAGTTCGATGAATCTTTACGCGTTCAACGAGACACCCGGACCGAGCCTTTGTTCGGGCCTATCAAATCCACAATTCCCGGACTTGCACAAACATTGCCGGAAAGAGAATCACCAACAAGGGCAGCCACACCGGAAATAGTAAGCCCTCTATTTAAACAATTGACAGGCCTGCGCGCGATACAGGAAAAGAATCCTGCTGAGAAAGAACTCGATCGATTGGGTTTTGAAAGTCGTGAGATATTATCATCGACAGGTAACCGTGAAGCTGACCGGCTCATGGCAAAGAACCTGGGGCCACTTATCGAAACCAGCCTTGTCAGATACATAAAAAGCGAACCATATCAAAGATTATCTGATGTACAAAAAGGAGCGCTGTTGAGGAGATACATGATCAAGCTCCGGGCTGTGGCCAAGCGCAGAAGTATTGGCGAGAATCCTGCACTTTTCAGGCAACTTGCCAAAGAACGTGCACCTTTAAGAGAACGATTAGCAAGAGAATGAAAATGCAAAAAGAAACAAAACCACTTTTCAATACCGACCTTACAAATTTTGACTGGGCGTGGTCGGACTCGAACTCTAAAGAAAGCGAACTTATTAAGAGTTATTCAGAATCGCATAATCAGGGTCTTGCCTCCGGTATTGTTTCCCTGACAACGGTTGCGGGGGCTGCGACTATAACGGTAAAATGTAAACTCGCATTTCGGCAAGGGACTGTATTTGCGTATTCGAAAGAATACACAGTTGAAGATGAGAATGGAGTTGATCTTACATTCAATAGCGGTGTAGCCGGAGCTGTTGATTTCAATCTGTACGATCAAGCTTGGTGGAAGCCAAACAACGGTTTTAAAATTCTCCTGTCAGGCAATACCGGATTAAGCCTTGCAGGTACAGCATCCATTATTTTACTCTAAGGGAATTCAAATGAAAAATTTCTTTATCCTTCTCCTGCTTTGGTATGGGGTAGCGCAGGCACAGCCTGGCGTTGTGCAAGGGCAAAAGTCAACAGAAGTCAAACTTTTAACTGATGTGGATTTGACCGGTCCTGCAACAATTACAACTCCGTTTGTCGTCTTTGATCACAGACAATACGGCACATTACTTTGGAAAATAGAAACAGATTCCACCTATTACATTGACGTTCTTGAAGCAGCAGATTCTCTTGACTGTACGATCAACGCCATTCTTTTTACAGTAACAGAAGCAGGTACGAACCTGTTCTCCTGGGTACGCGATACCACAAATGGATATAAAAGGCAGGGGGGGGCCAATCTGACTACAATTACAGTGACAGATACTTCAAATTTAGGTAGACAATGGTTTCCGTTACAGGGAATAGCAAACCCGATTTCTCCTACTTATGGTATCAAATTCGAAATCGTCAAAGGGGCAAATCATCTTACTGGTAGCCCGGCAAAGAGCTTGAAAATGAGTTTGATATTCAGATACCAGGCCGGATAAATGAGAAAAATACTTACAATTCTTCTGTGTTTGATTTCTGTGCAATGTTTTGCACAGAAGAAAGTACAGGAACGCGATTTAAGTCCTGACTTAAAAAGGCAATTGATAGATAGCGCACAAGAAGAGACTGGTTGGCAGGACGATGGTACATTAGTCAGACTCGTAGCTCTTACTGATAAAGTAGGTATTGGTATTGCGGTTCCCTTAACCAATCTCCATATTTATAGTTCTATAGATGCTGAACCTGTATTTACAATTGAAAACGTAAATGCTTCAGATCTGGGCGGAATCCTTAAATTCTATCATAATTCAACTTCTCCTGAAAATGATGACCGGTTAGGAGAATTCATTTTTGATGGTAATGACGGTGCAGGAGTGGCAACAACTTATGCGGGTATGCGAGCTTACTCACAAGATACCAGCCGAACTGCTGAAGATGGAAAGTTGGAGTTTTATGTATTTCAAGATGCAGTACCTTCGAATATGTTACTTATTGAAGGTAAACCTGCGAGCGGTACCGCGAATATTACACTCGGTGGAGCTACCGGAACGGTACATAAACCGAGTCGTCATGATTTTGATGCGCTAGCCTTTAAAAAACATACGAACATTACTGAAGTAGAGATTCATCCCTTTGAAGATGCTATTCTTTTTCCTGATGGAACAGATACAGTAAGTATAAAATTGAGACTTTCAGAATTTTTTACCGCTATAGATTCTATAGAAGTCTGGATATCCCCTACATCAACAACCAATGGTACTTTTGGCTTTGATTTACAGTACCAAATCCGAGGCTATAATGATGCATTCAGTGAAAGTTCTTTCGATTTTGCAACCGTTTCTGATACTGTCCAGTTACCAAATCCGCATGCGGCTAAAATATTTGAAAGATTGGTATTCACGAATTTTGTCTCTCTCAATCCGGGTGAATTTCTTGTACTGCTCTTGATAAGAGATAATACAGGTGAAGGAGATATTTCAGAAAGTGTTTACTTCAGGGAGATGTGCGTTTATGACAGGTAAGAAATGGACTTGCCACTTTTATGTAAATTACATACAAGTGGCAAGTTGTATGCTTTTGGCTTCGAGTATCTTTGGACAGTCTGTCGGTCCAATTGATACTTTAATTACAGATAAAGTGGTGGACAAAATGAAGATATTTAAAGCCAGGGGGCCTTTTTATTTGTGCTTGATTGCGTTGGTTTTGTGCGTAGAAATGGGCTATGCGCAGAGCATACGTCCAGACCAGGAGGCGGGGCTTCGTATGTGGGTGAAGGCTGATAGTCTGGGAAAAGCGTATAATCCAGATGCAGATATAGACACAACGCATACGCACGGCACAATTTCAGGTGTTTTCAGTGCCGGCGGAACTGCAAGACCAAAATACAGGACAAACATAAGCCCAACTGGGCTGCCTGCCATCGATTTTGACGGCATCAATGATGCCCTGATTCATGATGACTGCCCTGCAGGAGCATATAACTTCATGCATGACGGCTCAGGATTTACTGCATTTATTGTCTTTCAGTTCAATGGCATAGACAAGCTTCAGACCTTCTTTGACACGAATTCAAAGACTACAAGCGCTAGCGGTGTTAGTCTTGATCCGCAGGTAACAAACACGCTCAGAAACTTTATTTCTAAGGGGTCTGTTGGAAACTCAATCATTACGCACGAAACAATAAACACCTACGATGTCACTGAGAATCTTCAGTTTATTACTTATGTATATGGTGAAACCGCAGGCGCGGACGACACCATAAAAGTGCAGGGCATCTTCGACTCGGATGACATAAATGCAAATTTACCACATTCTTCAAGTGATCACCCCATCGATCCACGAATAGGGTCAGAGCAGGACGGTGGTAGCTACTTCGACGGCTATATATTCGAGATTTTTATCTATGAAGGGAAAAAGAGTCCGGCGGTAATTGCTGCGGTAGAAGAGTATATCAAGGATAAATGGTACGGAGGTGCCATTGCTGGAGCAGTGACAGGTCTGGCAAGTACATCTGTGGGGAAACACAACATTGCGATGCAGTGGAACGCAGACGCAAATGCGGATGGGTATAGACTATATCGCCAAACTATGCCCGATAATGGCGACGGATTCTTGCAAATTGCCGATATATCTACGCCGACAGTCACTTATGATGATCAGAACTTATTGCCTGATACTAATTACCTATATAAGGTTCGAAGCTACAATGGGATAAGTACAGGGGTTCATTCAAATGTCCTTGATGAGACAACCGATGCTTATATTCATGCTGATCCAGTTATCACAATGCTGGAAGAATATGAATCAACTCGGTGGTTCGGTGTAGGAGTTTCTAGTCTTATAGGTATTCCTGGGAATCTTCAGAATGGAACACCAGGCTTCACAACAGTTGGTTTAACATGGAATGCCGTTTCAGGAAAAACTGGATATTATGTTTATAGAGAAATGGACCCGGTTATTGGGGGTACATGGGAACTGATTTCTGATGTAGGAACAGAAAGTTTTGATGATACAAATCTGTTCGTCAATACATCATATAAATACAAAGTGAGAGCGTACGACGCATTAAGCATCTCCGGCCATTCAAATATAGTCGACTTGACAACAGATGCTTATGTACATAGTTTTCCTGAAATTTTGCTTTTGGAGAACTACATCGGCGAGAAGTGGCTGGGAGAAACCGTGGATAGGCGGCGATTGGGACTCCTCCGAAATGTCACTTATTAATCTCATTCAGCACTACTTTCTCCAAGTCGGACACCTGGCTGGACTTGGCTGCCGATGCAGCAGGACTTTTAACTTTATGGTGGATTATATGAAAAAGAAAATAATTGGCATAGCAATTGGCGTGGCAATTGGAATTATCCTCGCCTTCTCCCTGGGCTTTACTGGAGCTTACGAGGCTGTGTTCTGGAGTATTAACTCCGCAGATGCATTGCAGCCTTTGAGAAATATCGCCTTAAACGGCAATTGGCTGTCGGGGGATGGCGATGATGAAGGTGTGGCAGTTAACTCGGATGGTGTAGTTAGCGCAAACTCTAACAACTCCACCATTGTTAGTTTTAAGCATGGGGGGGTTGAGGTATCAAGCATAAACCAATATGGTGTTGCCCTATTTCAGGGTAGTTTCGTCAGCGTGGGTAACGTTAATGGAAATCCAGGAATCACGACATATGCAAATAACTTTCGGATAAGTCCAGATAATAACGCGAATAAAGGAATTTATATGGATAGCGTAACTGACTTAACAACTGCGCAAGGTGTGTTTAGTGTTGATAACATAGATAGTTCCAACCACGACATTTGGGTAGGTGGTGGTGAGGGAACAGTCCCCTGGAGTTACTATGATCGAGGCGACGTGGGCTGGACGATATCGTCCAGTCGGGATAACAAAGAAAATATTAAACCTATTCTTACGATTGCTGATTTTGATCTGCTTGTACCAAGCACTTTTAATTACAAAAAAGAAAGTGCTGGCTGGAAACAGATTGATCCGAACCTACCTGATTCTGTTAAAGCAGGATTGGAAGAGATAAACCGAAGAGCTGAAAGGGTAACGCAGAAGAAAAGAGCAGGATTGATTGCAGATGATTGGCATGCGGCGCTTGAAAGACCAGATACAGGTTTTATTGACACTGGTGAAGTTCAAGCTCACTTAGTTTTAAAAATTAAACAGCTGGAGCAAAGAGTAAAGGCTTTAGAAGAAAAATAAAATATGGGAAATAAATGGACTTAGCAAAAGCATACGCTGAATATCTCATCCTCGGGCCTGTTGTCGCTTTGCTTGTGGCAGGTCTCATTTACCTGTATAGGCACACTGAGAAAATCATTAAAGAAAAAGATCAGGACCTTCTCAAATTCGCAAATATGGTTCTGGTCGTAACTGAAAGTACGAAATGGACCTTGCAGAAGGTCGTCGAAGAACTAAAAGACAAGGATGTCGACTTCAAAGAGCTTGCAAAATCAATGACATCGATTGAATTGAAACTTGATCAATTGGCGGAAAGGATTAGAGATGAATTTGCAAGCCACAAAACAAAAAATTGAAAAGAATGTTCAGGAAATAAATTTTCTCGGTAATGAATTCTCTAAGCTCATATTGAAACGAACGGCGCGCGAAGTTTTATTCGGAAACGATATGATTCAGGTCAGGGCCAACGGAGTATTCAGAGACGATGATGGCTTAGTCGCCTGCTGTCATGCCCGGATGTATGCTGGCCAGGTATTTCCTGTACACAGCCATAAAGAGAATGAAATTTTTATTATTTATTCTGGCTGTCTCGATGTTTTCACAGAAACAGAACCAGGTAAGTTCCAGCGCAATCGCCTGCAGCCACCGCATGGACTTCTATTTGTGAATGCAGGGACAAATCATTATGGCGAATGTATTCACGACATGGCGGGCTTATTCGTGACAATGCCGGCAGCGATTGAATTCCCTTGAATCTGGTGTTTAATTTCTACACATTGCTAATGTAGTGTTTTTCTCCTTGTTGAAGGTTGCCTGGGCAGAATCTCCTGCCCAGGTTTTTTTGAACTTATGGAAAGGTTTTGGATAATGTTAGACGGACTTATTGGCTTTTTGGATCAAGTCTTGATGTTTGGTTACGACAAATTGAAACCATTGCAGCAACAAGAGATTCTCTTCGGATTGCCATCCCTTTACGTGGGCCTGAAAACGTTCGGAACGCGCATTGCGCAATCGACGACGACGCCATATGACGATCAAGCAGTCAGGGAAGGTATTCAGTTTTGTGAAAACCTGGCCGAGCGCGAAGCTCGGCAAGCAGTTCTGCAAATGAAGGGTATTGACTTTTCTAAGTAATACAAAAATGACACTTCACGTTGACCCGCCAGAGCCGCTACCTGAAATTGAAGAAGTTATCGAAGGATCGTGGTAATGACCGCAGAAGCCTGGGCAATCTATTGTGTCTTTTTGATAAGCCTGAACGCATTTCAAGTTTGGGATGTGCAATGACTGAAAAAATTCGACCAATGCTCGAGCAAGTGCATAGGATTCGTAAGCAGGCGCAAGTCGCGACTTCAAGCGCAATGGCTATAGTTGCCCTACCCGACAAAGCATTACACAAATCAACCACTGTGCAGGGCCTGGCACTGGCATCGTTTGGGCCTGAATTGTTGGATTGGGCTGTAACCTTGGCGGGAATATTCAACGAAAGCTTTGAGCTACCAGGACTATTGTCTTTGGGGATTAGAGCGATTGGCATCTTGTGGTCGATCAGGGGTAGGAAGAAGTCAGGTATTGCAGTAGAAATGGCAAAGCAACTTGCGAAGGAGTTGAAGTCAAAAAAAGTTTAATCGAACTATTTCTTGGAATTGAAACATCCTCCTTTCTCTCATTCTCAAAGCAGAAAAGTCCGGGCTTATTTAGTCCGGGCTTTTTTTATTCTAAAATCTTGTGATTGCGTTCATTTTGTGCAATGAAATCATCAATTGCTTGTCTTATGTTATCACCCGCACCATCCCGGGTTGTTTCATGTAACCGCCAACCACGCCCTAAATCACTGTCACGACAAATGATAAAGTTGCCGCTTCTGTCACTGAGTTGTTGTAAATAATCGAGTCTTTCTGTGTCAGTCATTACTTTCTCCTATGAGTTTTCGGTTAATGATTTTGATGGCTTATCGATGTCTTTATTTTCCCAGTCTCTATTGACTTCTATGGCGCAGGATACTTTGTTATTTATGTTTTTGAAAATAATTTTTCCGTCACGGTGAACATGACGGTCGAGTTCCTTACGTATCCAGGCCATGTTTTCTTTCGATGTCTCAAGCCACGCTGTGATTCTAATCCGCATTCGTTTCAACCCTTCTCAGATTTCCTTCACTATTTTTTGAAAATGTTCAAATGACCGGCAAAGTATCACCGGCACTTTATTTGCGAAATGCTTCTGTCCTTGACTTTGTTTGCCTTTCTTTGTCTTGAGTTCGATACAGACAGCTTTACAAAAAAAACTGTCATGTTTTTTTAGAAGTATTAAATCAGGCAAACCTTTCAGGTATTTCGATATCAGCTTTTTGATATGTGCTGATACAAAGTTGTTTGCAAAGATCGCCCTGTAAACTGCATCAGGAATCCGGATGACGGCAATGTCAGGGAAATACTGAAGGTATTCCTCGCATCGATCCTGCAGTGCCTTCTCATTTGCGTTGATGGATTTGAACTCTTCCGCTGTAATCGTCTTGTTGCCGGTCTGTTTGGACTTTGGGTATGCTGGCATATCATTTCCAGATATGAATTTCGCCCAGATCGATCTCGGATGCAATTTCAACTGCCTTCGCCTTCTCGCCTTCGTGGCAGACGACGCCGATAAAGACAGCGAGAATGCATAGGATCACGAATACAATAATTTTCTTTTCCATTAGAATTACTCCATTAATTTTCATCATCTTCTGTGATCCCTTCTTCGCCGCCAACAGGATCGTCGTTTTCACTCAATTCGCACGCTTCGAATTCATCCTTAGAGCACTCTGTCTTAAGCCATTCTGCATAACGCCAGGCTTGTTGCAAACATGGTATTTTCATACAGATGCCCTGATGACTCGTCCGGGTCGGATTTGGATCGTCTTTCTGGATGCTTGGGCGGCGCCACATCCTTGATGAAGGTAACATCCGCGCCATGTATGACAAATTTTGAGTCGTTCACACCCGGGAGCGCGGACTTCTCTTCTCTCTTGATTGTCTTTCTCTTGCTCCACAGGGTGTCTTAGTTTATCAAGGGTACGGAATTCCCGAACAATTCGATTATTCAGCAATGTATACGTCGTTCCATAACGACGTGCTACCTGTTTAATCGAGTCGCCATTTTTGAGATCAGCAACGATTCTGTCCCAGGGCTGGGGCAGGGGTGCAAGTTTTCTTTTCTTTCTCATAATTCTTTTTTAGGTAAAAGTGATACTACTTCTTGCAGGATTAAACCCAACTCTTTGTTTATCCTTGCCAATCAGGCAAACCTTTCAGGTATTTCGATATCAGCTTTTTGATATGTGCTGATACAAAGTTGTTTGCAAAGATCGATTTTTCTTTTGCAATTGCCAGTTCTATGCAGGTTTTTGCACAGAATTCAACCAAATCTTTCTTCGTCCACTTCATCATCTCGGCCTTCCATTCTGGGCCGCACGGTTCATAAGACTCTTCGATCATTTGGTTTTTCTCCTTCTCTTTTTGTTGGTTCTCATTCATATCAAAGTCTCGATTATCAGAATCGCCAAAGCGCCCAGCACCAAGCCAGGCACAAATTGAATAAGCCTTATTATCCACCATGCCGGCTTATTCTCAGTTTCTTGTGTCAAGTTGTGCGTGATTTTGACAGGATTACCGGTATAGATTTTTAAGGAGATGTAGTCATTCTGACGCTTGCGGTCGCCCAAGACATAATAGACGTTATGGGCTACCCAAACCGCAATCGCCAGCCAGGCCACGCCGGGAATAAGCCAGAGTGTTTTATTCAGAAAATAATAGTCAACTACCACACCGACGGGAATGTAAAACCATTCTCTCTGACTTATCCAAAGCACATGACTTCGTAACCATTTAGCCCCGGGTACACGCCCGGAATAGCCATTCGAATATGCGCTTACTGAATGCCAGACCACGACAAAAGCGGAATAACAGAAGAAAATAATGAATGATTTAGTGCTCATATTCACTTTCCATTTCTCAACAGGATGTCACGGTTAAGGCTGTCGGCAACAACCTGCAGGTCTTCAGTTCTTGTCATTTCAGAGACGTGAGAAGGACATAATATTCAGCGACCGCTTTTAATTGCTCTTTGTCTTTAATTTCAAACTCCCAGTTATCTTTTGACACCTCTTTTTCAATGACATCTATAACAAAAGTTTTCGGCTCGAATGGGAATGCTTTTATGAATTGTCGGCTTTTAATTCCCTCTTTTGTTGTGCCGTGACAAGTTGTGCCTTCTTGCGTTTTCCAAGAAATTGCGTCCAAATAGTGTGCTTTGCCGTCTTCCTTGAAAACTGCCGAGCAACGATTATTTTGTAATACTCCATTTGATACTTCATTCCATTCGCTATCTTCACCCGTAAGAGGAGCAATCGGCTGTTGAAGACATAATTCTTTTACTGCGTCTGCTAACGCTGCTGCCGTATAAGGGGCTGAAAAGCCAGACTGTCCTGAATTGCCAAACGCATCACATAAAGCAAGTATCTCTGGAACAAAATGTCGAATAATAGCGTCTGGCGTTGTCTTGATAAGAATATCTAATTCCTTTTTTGCGTGTGATTGTGTGTTTGTCATATTGTTTTTCCCTCTCTTAATTTATTAACTAACTCTTCCGCCGTATCCATAATCTTCTGTAATTCTTTTATGGATATGACCTTTTCTAATGGCTCAAGAAAGTAAAGTTAAATGAAATAGATAATTAATTTCTTCATTCTTTTGGTTCCCCACATGTCATACATTTTTCGTATGCAAATTTCTCCGGGATGGTTTCCGATATCTTCCAAATATGATCACCGCCGTTCAGGCAATCTGCTTTAAAGGGTGCGTAGTTAAATGAAATAGATGTATAAAAAATAAAAATCTTGTTGCAGGTTTCACACTCCATTTGATCTTTACAACCGTCGCTGCAGCCGAACCCATCATTTCGATTCACATCAATTTCTGCTTCACAGTAAGGACATTGCAAGTCAAACATAATCTTCCAGCCTTTTTTCAAATAAAATTACAAATAAGAAAACCACATAAAGCATAAAAACTTAAAGAAATAACGGTAACCAAAATCAGACTTTTTATTTTCATTTTTCTGATATCCTTTTAAAAAACATGAGCAAGGACTCATATCCCTGCTCAGGGCACCTTAACACAGGAGAAAAAAGGATCGTCTTTAATCCTTACGCAAAAGAAATTAGAGCTTGATTCCTGCAAGTTTTGCTGTCAGTGCTTTCATGGTTTCTTCGTTCCTTGCTGCGCGCGTTCCATCTGATTGAGAACCCACAAAATTTCAACCCGAAGTGGCGCGCTTATAATTTGACTGAATGGTTTCGTCTCTGCATTATGAGACTTCAGCCATGTTCGAAGCTGGAAACCATTGACGGTTTTCATGTATGCGTCATACAGTTTCATCTGCGCTTCGACGGGATGCTCAAGCCATTCGTCAAAAAACTCATCTTTCGGCGAAGGCCCGGACTCCATATTTGCGATTTCCGGGCCTTTCTCTTTATCGGTGATGGTCTCGGTAGGCCCGGCGGCGGTTTCTTCTTTAGGGATTTGCTGGTGCCCTGTAGTCTTGTCTGGTTGGCCGATTGGTTTTGGGTCTTTTATTGGGTCTTTTATTGGGTCTGGCTCGATGGTTTCATAGTCGGTGAAATCAATCTGTCCGCCTTCTTCGAATGCAGCGTCGGCTTCTGGGCTTTTAAATTCAAGTTGAATCATTTTTCGCAGGCGCCTTATTACTGCTTTTTTTGCCATCTCTCCAGGATATAATTTCCAGGCTGGCCCAGTAGGAGTCTTTGACGCTTGCTTAATCAGTTCTATGTCATTGATTCCCATTGACTCATATATCATCGTACCGTCTTTGTAAAGACAGACGGCAAATACTCCAGCGATGAGTTCTTCGTTAAATGGTTGTGGTTTAAAGGTTATCGATTGATGACCGTCAATAATGGATTCGTGGAAAATATCACCCTTCCGCACAATTTTCGCATAAATATCGGCGATGGGGTTGATACTGTACATTTTGGCGAGCTTGATCTCGCCCTTGTAATCCGTCTGAAATTGGATTTTCTTTACCCATTGAGGCTTTTCTTTCGTCCCTACGTTTTCATTGTATGGGATAGCGTAACATTCCTTGTTGAAGAAATCAAGGCCGAGAAAAGCGCCTTGCAGCATCGTTCTGGTTACACTCGCAGGATCAATGGTTTCGATTCCCCTCGTATCGGCCAGAACTGTCATTGCGTTTTGCAGGAATCTTGTTTCGTTAAAGTTCGTGGGCAATGCTTTTTGTTTTGATTGCAATAATGATTTCAAGTTGTTGTGGATAGTTACAAGCTGAGTGTTCTGTTTTTGTGTCATTTTGTCCCCGCCGCTAAGGATTCTTCATGATAGAATACTACACCAGGATATTTGACTTCGCCCTTGGTGGCTTGGGCGATTTTGTTGAGCCGGCTTTCGTCAATGCTGATGAAGGCCATAAGATTCTCATTGTCCAGGGCAGCATTGACGAATTTATTTTTATTGTCAACGCGCGCGCGCCAGAGCTTACGGGTAGAGATTCCTTGTATTTTAGGCGTCTCTGTTTGCAATGAGATAAGCGGCGCGTCTATTTCTTCGGCTTCAGCCAGGCGCTGCTCACGAAGTTCTGGCGTTTTCAATTTTCCCGCTTGTTTGCGTAAGCGTTCCCTTTCTTTGGCAGCTCGGGCATCGGCTTCTGCTTGCAGGCGTTGTTGTTCTTGCCTACGTTTTAATTCTTCTTGTCGCTGGTAGGAAAGCATTTTCTGCTTTACTGATGATTCCGCAAGATCTAGAGGACTGACCATTTCAGTCTCTCTTGCCACGATGCTTTTCCAAGCCTCATATGTTTTTTTCTTGATAGGTGCGAAGAAATCGAGAAATTTCTTTTTTGCAGCCTTTACTTCTTTTAGAAATTCCCCGGCATGATGATAATCCGTTGCGTTATTTATTTCTAGTCGTTGCGCAACTAACAGCACCGGTGAGACTTCTTTTGCAATTTCAATGAGTTGTTGTTGTTCATTCATTCGTTTTTCTCCTTGTCTCTTTCAAGGCGGTTTGCTTCATCACGCAACTCTTGCGCAGGATGATCAAGCCAGCCATTATAAATGTCTTTCCCGTCAATGCGGATGTGTATGCCATCATCCTCTGATGTGTACCGGAGATCAACATTGTACTTTTCATACACATCTGCAAGAGCGCGAAGTGCTTCTATTCTAAATTTACGTTTTGTCATAATGTAAGGTTTTGAAATTTGCTATCGTCAGACACGCAAGGAAAAGCCTCTGTGCCTGCTTTATGTTTTTGTACCATTTTAGCGAATACGTGCCGTTATCCCCCAAAACGATAGCGCAAGCTTTTTTGATTTTACTATTGTATTTTTCTTCCCAAAGCAGGGAATAGCCGCCGAGTTGAATCTCGACATATGGCTCCAATGATGATTTGATATCACCAAGTATGAGATGATCATTATGCAAGATCAGATCAATGGTTCCGGCAAACTGGTATCTCTTGGAATGCAACATCAACTCTGAGTGCATCACCTCATAACCGGTTTCGGAGATAAACTTCACGAAAGCTTTCAGTTTACCTAAAATCCTTACATCTACTGTGCCCCAATCTAACACGCCTTCCAGGAGGTAATGGATAGCCTTATGTACGGCTGTTCCTTTCCCAGCATGCCATTCGGTCCAATAAAATCTTTCTCCAACATGCCATTCGGTCAATCTTTCTCCAAAATTGGCTTGGATGGCCTGCGTCACGCTGGGAAGGCGTCTTGTGCCGAGACGATAGATATGGTTTTCATCAATGTTAATGTTATCATTCATACCATTTGTACTTCTTCATATTCTTTCCTTGTTCTTGTCTCTACTCCACGCTACGAGCATTGCTTCACCGTGCCTGTCGTCGATCCAGGCCTGAAGTATTTCCCTATAACGGGAAATAAATTCAATCGTCTCTTCTTTGTCTAATTCTGACAAGCCACGGTATCGTTTCCGGCACTCGCCGGTACGAATACTGAAGTCATCGACAAAAAACAAATCTTCAAATTCAGGTGAAAGCCGCAATTCATTGTAAACGGCTTCCTTTGAGCAATACAGGAATTGTCCTGCAATAGAGAAGTCCCGCCAGATTGCGCTATTTTGGCTATGCGTCTTGGCATTTGGCAACGATACCAAGGCGTACCGCATGGGATTCGCGTTGAAGTATGCCTTCGCCATTGCTGATAGATTCCTGGAAAGTTTTGACTTCACACAGAAACTTCAATGCCTTTCCCTGTTCTTAAATTTTCTGCGATTTCGCAGGCTTTGTCAACAAGCGCGCGGAAAGCCGTGGTCGTCATACCTATTCCCGGCCAGATATTTACAAATAAAACCTTGCCATCAGGTTGAACGACGATATCGTTTCGTCTTTTATCCTATACCAGGGATCGGGGAAACCTAAGACCTTTTCGATAGTAAAATCGTCTCCGGGAGACCAGCCGCAGCGCTCGCATGGATATCCATTGGTATCCTGACCACATTTCTCGCAAGTCATATTTTCTTTCATCTCAGCGATTTCTTAATTTCATTAATTTTGTGCTTGATTGTTGCTTTCTCCATTAATTTTTCTGCTTCCCGGAGTTGTCTTTCCAACTCGGCTAGAAGCTTTTTAGCGGCTTCTTGTTCTTTCTTATCGCGCTCGTTTGTCATATCCATTCCTTCCCGCGTACATTTTTTGTATTATTATTTAATAGCCCATCATTTCGAGCACGAACGCGATCAACGCGCACCCGCAAAGCAAAATCATTAATTCAATCATTTCATTTTACCCATCAAATATTTCTATTTTTTGGCTCTACAAAAGACAGGCCAAGAAAATCGAAAACATCATTTTCTTCCTTGAAATATTCAACTCCTACTAACCTATTTTTTTATCTTCTTCCAGAACTCGGAGACACTCCTCGCAGGCGTCTCCGGCAGACTCGACTTCATGATCGCAGGCGTCTCCGGCAGACTCGACTTCATGATCGCAGTCGTTGTAGCAGCAAGATGCTGCTTCTGTTTGATAGGATTCAGCTATTGCCTGTTGAAAGATCAGACTGTGCTGAACGGGCTTGGGCTTTATTGGATGGTGAAAGGCAGGCATCTTTGTTCTTTCAAGTCAAGTAAATTAAAAATACTCTGGAATTTCCTACACTGACTACTACGCGAGGTCACCTTAAACCCACCACCCTCAGAATTCCAGAGCCAGTTTTTTCATAAAAACCGGGAGTCTTGTTTCTCGTCACAATTGACAGGACTCCCGAACATTTTCTGTGCGTTGACTGTGCATCTAAAATAGAGCATTAATTTTAAATGTCAAGCGCTTTCTTATCTTTTTTTTGAAATTCAAAAAAAACTTGAATATTTACTTGTATGTGCTATTTTCATCAGAAAACAATCATTCAAACAGAAAGGGAAAAAATAATGTCAATAGTTGTTTTTGAAAAAAGGAAATCGAGAAAAAATCCAGTCTTGCAGCCAAAAGTATCTCAAGAACTGGCCGATGAGGTAAAGGGAATTGCAAAGGCATCAGGCATTTCCGTGGCTGATGCCGGGAATCGGCTTCTTATTAAAGGTCTTGAACAAGCCAAAAGAGAAGCATCCCTCAAGCCTGAAATCGACTTGCTTGTTAAAAGTTTACGGGCTTCCGTGGATGGATCAATGCATGATTTTTTGTTTATTGAAGCTGCAGATGCCCTGGAAATGCTGATAGGCAATGACCGAATGAAAAGAGAACAAAAGTAAATGACAAGAAAAAAGCCTTGTCCTGCATGTAAAAAGGTGTATTTGGCATTCACGAATGTGATCTTTTGATCGTGACTAAAGCAGGCTATCTCTGGGAAGTGGAGATAAAGATCAGTTTAGGTGATTTAAAAAAAGACATGGCAAAGAAACATAGCCACAAACATTCGAAATTATCAAGGCTGTACTTTGCAATTCCGGAAAAATTGTTTAGCAAGGCTGAGTATATACCAAATAATGCCGGTATAATTGTTGTGCATCCGAACGGTTACTGTGAACTCAAAAAAACGGCTGTTACAAAGCCGCGAGGTTACAAGATATGTGAATCCGAAAGATCACATATTTTACATTTAGGCTGCATGAGAATATGGAGCTTAAAACGCAGGATACAGCGGATGAAAAATCATGTTTGATTGCTCAAAGTGCCTGAGCAGATGCAAGGCCGATTGCTGTCATGGACCGATCCCCATCCCGGCGGAAACATTACAAAAGCACAAAACCATTCGTCCTATTCTTCATCAGGAAGATGTCGGTGGTGGTTATGTTGCAGTGGTATCAACATATCAAGATGGCACACAAATTAAGTTGGTTTGTCCATTTCTTGGCCTGGACAACCGTTGTTCGATTTACGATGATCGACCTTTTGTTTGTAAAGATTTCGGCACTGAAATCGTGCCATTTATGCAATGCTCTTGGCAAGACAAAGTCGGGAATGTCAGGAGCCGGTCAGCTCGGCGGCGCATTAAGCGTGATCACATTAAAAGAAGGTATCAGAAATGAAACTTGCGATTGAGAACCTGCATCATGACATGACAATCGAAAGAATTAGTGAACTCCTGGACTCCATGATGTTGCATGGCAACAATAGCGCCGAAGAAAAATTGTACTGGTTGTTATCGGAGTTGCAAAAGGCTGTCGACACCTGCGACGACATCCGGAAAACTTTAGCCTACAAAGGCTACAAGGGTTACTACCAATTTGATTCTGAATTTAAAATTTATTATGGAGAAGTCGTCGATATCATGGACATTATCACCTTTCAAGCGACATATTCAGAAGAAATGGAGAAAGCTTTCCGGGACTCTGTTGATGATTACTTGGCTTTCCGGCTCACTGGTCGATTGCGAACCGCCGAAGAAAGAAAAAAGACCTTTATCGAATCAGGACGGTGTTGACGTGTGTGGGTGCCCGATCACGAAAAACACGGGCACGGTATCGCATCGAGTCGGTTGCAAAAAATCCGACCAAGCCGCGGCTGATTCGAGTGCAGGATTGTAACCCGGTGATTGATCCCACTGGCCCTTATGGAGGCAAGTACCGCGTGATTCGCGGCGGCAGTTGGCACTTCGACGCCCGCAGCGTGCGCGCTGCCTACCGCGGCAGGAGCTGGCCTGGCTACCGCATCGGCTATTTGGGTTTTCGTTGCGCCCTATTATAACGGTAAGCAATGAGATCAGATTCTCGAAGAATTTCTTTGATTATTAATTTGAAGTTTGTTATCATTCTTGCGCCGGGAGTATGGCACCCGACGTAACAATTACAAGCAAAAAGTTTAAATGAGGCTTATAGTTTTGAGCTTCGAGTACGTTACCGGTATGCCGTTTTATTTGCTTGGACGGTTTTATCGGCGCCACCGATCCGGTGACGTGCTCGTGGCTTTACTGTGAGCCTTTTTTATTTTATGCCTAAATGTTATGGCTGATGTGACGCATAAGACCAATCAAGATGTGACACATACCTCAGATGCGTCGTATGAGACCAATCAGAAACAAAACAAGAGCATGGAGTCATTTAATGAGTGAAAAACTAAAGAGAGCATTCAAAGGGATATGGATACCGGCAAGACTTTATCTTGAAAAAGAATTGTCATGGACTGAAAAAATACTATTGATTGAAATAGACAGTCTGTCTACTGATAAACGGGGATGTTTTGCTTCAAACGCTCATTTTGCCGAATTTATTGGCATTAAAGAAATGCCAGTGAAAAATATGTTAACGAGCCTTAAAAAAAGAGGATATATTGAATATTCGACGGCTGGAGGATGCAGGGGGGACATAAGGATAATTCAAGAAAAGTCGGCACAAAAATGTGCTGACTCGGCACAAAAATGTGCTGACTCGGCACAAAAATGTGCTGAGAATGGCAAATTGCTTACGCTCAACGCAGGCAATAGCGAATTTCCCCCTAATAATACACTTAATAATACATTTAATAAATACAAAGAAGATCCGTCATTTCCAGAAAACGGAAATGCCTTACACACAGCGAAAGATGAAAACAATCAGAAACAAAACAAGAGCATGGAGGGGAAAAAGGAAGAACATTTTTTTCCCTTAAAAGTAAAAATCCCCCCCGAAAAGCGTTCCGCCGCGGCCCCCCCTTTACTGCAGAAAACAGAAATACATGAAACATTTAATGCGATCGAGCAAAAACTCCAAACCGGTAAGACGGCAAAAAGACCACTGTTCAGGTCAGAAAAGCGCCTTAAGGGCTTAGCGCGTGTGCTGAAGGAGTTCAAAAGTAATGGGCTATCGGCGGTTGATTTGTTGGCAGCGCTTGATAAGATGATGGCGAATGCGTGGCTGATGGGAGAGAATCCGGGAGGAGTCGTTTATTTGACTTTTGATTTTTTTGTGCGGCCTGGTAAGGCTGTTGAGTGGTTCGAGCGTGAAGATGGTAAGCAACAGAGTAAACAAAACGACTTTGTCCCACCTTATTTGAGATAGAAAAAATGGATTTAGATATTGATAGAAAACCGGCACGAGATGAACAACGAGAGCGACAGGTGCTTAGTTATTTATTGCAAGGCAAGCACAACCCGGCGTGGATTTTTGATAGACTTGGAGTATCTGATTTCTATCTGAAAAAAAACAGAATTCTTTTCGAGCATTGTTTTCGGGCTTATCAACAAAATCGAAATTTCTGTTTAATTGATGTTTATCAGAGCCTAAAAATGGCTGATTTGACTGTAGAAATCCCGTGGGGTTTTTTGGGACAATTGGAACCAGAGTGTTTTACTCCCAGCAATATTCTCGAATCAGTTGGGATTTTGATCGATGCTTCTCAACTCAGAGAAGTAAATCGATTGGTGATTGAAATAGGGAATCGTAGTTATGATCCGTGTGAAAAAGCTACGACTTTACTGAATGAGATGAAGGATCGATGTACAGATATTCTTGCCAGGCAGAGTTTTGACAGTTTTGAACATATTGCTAAAGTTCAAGATCGTGAAAATGGGATTATGTTGAAGGCTGCCGAACTGAAGGAAGTGCCGGGATTAGGCACGGGATTCAGGAAGCTCAATGAGTTTGTTATGTTTTCGCCTGGAGACTTGGTAATTTTGGCTGGTCGCCCGTCGATGGGGAAATCCGGATTTGCGAAAGCTATAGCAAGGAATATCGCCATCTCTGGGGTAGCAGTAGGTATTTTCTCGCTTGAGGATAGCTCAGGAGCTTTTTACCGGCGTTTGCTTGCTGACGAAGCAGAAATTAGAGCGAGTAAGTTACGCGATCCAAGATTGTTGAATTCAGAAGATTGGAGTAAAGTCGTTGAGCGTCAAGAAAAGATAAAAGATTTACCTATCTGGATTGACGACCGTCCGAAGGCAAGTCTGCGTTCTATCATTGCAAAGGCGGAGTCAGTAAAGGCTGAGCATGATATTAAGCTGTTTATAATTGATTATTTAGGCTTGGTGAAATCAGATAAACGAAAAGAAAATCGTAATGCGGAGGTTACACACATTTGCGGTGAATTGAAAGACTTGGCAAAGTTTTTAGAAATTCCAGTGCTGGTTCTTAGCCAGCTCAACCGTGAGTGTGAATCAAGGACGAATAAACGACCGATGCTTTCAGATTTACGCGAATCCGGTTCGATAGAACAGGATGCGGACACCGTGCTTTTCATTTATCGTGATTCATTTTATCATCAAGATGCTGATAAAACTGAAGTCGAGATAATTGTTGCGAAGCAGCGAAATGGTCCTATTGGGCGAGTTTTGTTGAAATATTATGAAGAATATCAACAGTTTAGAGACAAAGAAGATATCCCTATTTTCTGACAACTGTTCAGAAAAATTGAACAGTTGAACGCGTAAAATAAAAAGGAGTAAAGAAATGAAAATGAGAAAAAGAGATGGGTATTTTATTGAAAACGGACTTCAAGCAGATTTTAGATTCATTCGCAAACATGAAGTAGAAGATCGATCGCTTGTCGAAACAGCGGCTGGTGAAATCTGGGTGGAGACGAGTATTCTCAGATATGATTGACGCGGTAGAGATAAAGTGAGCCCGGCAGCACCTTGCCACCGGGCCGGGGGGGGTTAATCCCTGACACAGCGAACCGAAAAGCCGTGCTGCTTATAGTCGTCGTAGCGTCTGGCTCCTGAAGTATCGTAACCCAAGGCGTGGTACCACGCGTAGCCACGATCGTACTCCGTAGAAGACCAAAAGTGGGCGTTGGTACCGATGCTGTCGAACCTACCATTGTCGTTGCGGTAACCACCAGGCAACGCAGAAAAGCCGCTTTCGTTGGTGGCGCCGGTGTTTGGGCTATTCCAATGTACTGTTTCTTTCAGCTTGCCGCTGGCAACATTATCGCCACCAAGGTAATCAATCAATGTTTGCCACTCGGCATTACTGGGTATATGCCAGCCTTCTGGCGCCAGACCACGTGGGTCGGTTACAGCAAACCAGTTGTAAAGATACCCGTAAGTCCCGGCGCTGGTTAGATCATTCCCATAACTGCAGTAGGCGCCGCTGCTTAGATTCGCCCAGGCATTTTCGCCGGTAACACCGGCTATAGCATCGCCATTGCGATATCGCGTCACCTTCAGATTCTCAGCCATCCACCATTGCTTACCAATTTTTATTTTGTTCATGTTTTTCTCCTTGCCCCTTTCGGGGCAGTAAAGTTAGCCCGGCAACACTCTGTCGCCGGGCGAATCAGTCGTGCGCGGATAGGGAGGAAGCAAGAATTTTTGCATAGGGATGTTTAATCGCATCCAGGTTCTTTTGTGCAAAGTGATCGTTCCACAAATCTTCTGCTGGAATATTCAGCAGGTTTATTGCTGCTTGATATTCAGCAATTGGGACGATTTTCGCGAAATCGTCCCATAGGTTTTCTGTGTTTGCAGGATATACAATCCTGGAGTGGATTTGTTTATCGGTACGCAATGCTTTATACAAGAAAAAAAGCATTGCGTTAATATTAAGCAGTGGTAATGGAATGTTTATTTGTTGATTTTGGCCATTTTTTATAATGGCCAAATCATAGTATAGCTCACTATCCTGGAACTCGAGATTTTCAAATCTATCTGTTTCGACAAAAAACCTTGTATCTGCCGGAGGACTTGATAAAATCGCCGCGAAGGCGACATTGGCGAGTTCAAAATCTCCAGCATTTTTTGCTTTGTTTGCTAAAAGAAGCAGCGGTTGGAGGTGTACACCTCTACCAAATTCTGGCATTTTGCCAAAATTGACCTCAAATGTAACTTCAGGCCAATTTTGGATCAAATTTGTGATCCATTCTTCAGCATATTTGAAGCTGAATAAATGGATCACCGGAGTACTAATTTTTTCGAAATTAACAGCAATGTCGCCATCGCTGTCTTTGTAAATATAAATTTTTGTTTTCATGTTTTTCTCCTTTGCCCCTTTCGGGGCGGTAAGGTTAGCCCGGCAACACTCTGTCGCCGGGCTGGTGGGAGTTTAATAAAATTGCTGCCTTGTTACAGTGTCTAGTGCGTATTCTTCTGCTTCAGCGCAGAGCGTACGCCCTGCGCGCAAGCAGGCTATTTTGTAAGCCTGCTGAGCAACTCGTCTGGCGCGATCCTGCTGGCTTAGCCAGTTCCAGTTATCAGGATCAGAATCAGACGGCAGGTTTAAATTTGCTTCTGATTGTGCGCGTTTCAGTGCGGGCTCAAGTGCCCGCTCAATTGCTAATTTTTCATGTAATTTCATGTAATTTCTTTTCTCTTTGGTTAGATTAGCCCGGCGGCAAGTGTCGCCGGGCTGGCCGACCTATAGGTATACTTCTATCATATCCGCTAACTGCTCAAATGTATATTTATAAGAATCATTTGCTTTTACTACATTAGAATTTTTTCCTGGAAAAGTTCCTACAGAGTCTATACCTGACCATTTTTGTACTTCTTCTGGAAGAGTTCCCATAATGCGTTTGCAAGATCTAGTGGTCGAAATAGTATCACCGGAAGCGATGCTTCCGCAGTCCCATTTTAATTCGCCTATTTTATTTTTTATCGCTATGTCACATAGAACACCTAAAGGGCAAAATCCTTTGTCTGCCTTGAGACGACCATATGCTTGTACATATTCGCCTGATCTTAGAGCATCAAGCCATAGTTTTTTCACTTCACTGTTCATTTGTATTTCCTTTCTCGTAAAAGAAAGGACTATACGGACCGGGATGCAATTCGACTCGGATGCATTTCCCGAGTTCAAATTTTGCCGATACAACTGGCTTTGTGATCCCGTGTTTGTTTTTGAATGCGGCCACAAGTGTCCATTCTTTTGTTGTCATTTCTTCGACTTTGGTCATTGTTTCACCTCGTGTTAGGCATTTGTTCACCGATACGACCGGCTTTGTGATCCCGTGTTAGCCCGGGCAGCACCTTGCCGCCGGGCCTGGGGATGGGATTAACTGTTAAATGTAAATGGATTTGGTAGAACCAAAACTTCCGCTACCTGGAAACGCCATTCCTGGGCGTTCCAGATAAAATTTGCCGCGCCAACGGGATTTGTAATCTCATGCTCGAGTTTGAACTTGTTAACCAATTCAAATTCATCCTTTGTCATTTCTGCAATATTTTTCATTTTTCACCTCGTATTTTAAAGTTAGGCTCCTTATCGTTTCGACAAGCACAAGATACACATTGTCAAGTGTTTTTGCAATTCTTTTTTGCGATTTTTATTTTAAAAGTTTTTTTGATAGCATAAAGCATTATAAAACAACGATTTAAGACTTATAGTTGAAATAAAGTTGAAAAAAGAATTGAAAAAACACTTGACAATAAAGATAACAATGTGTATCTTGTGCTTGTCAAAACGAAAATAAGCTAACAATAACTGCCCTGAAAGGGGCAAGGAGAAAACAATGAAAAATTTACAACAGCGTGCGCTCGAGGCTGCGCTCGAGAAATACGAGTTGGCCGGGCTGAATAAGAGAGATACGTGGATCGAGAGCCACGGAAGCCGCAGGTTGCAAATAGCCGCGGCAAACCTGCGGCTGGACTACGAAGCAGAGCGAGCAGCCTCGGAGCTGCCTGATTTTTTCTTTGATTGGGATGGCTCGATCGAGCTCAGGCCCGGTTTCGAGCCATCCCTGAAGAACAAAGAGCTGTTGGATTTGTACAGCTCCTTTAATCCGGAGCTGTACAGAGACAGCTCCGGAAACTATATTATCAGAGTTGTTCCAGGTTGGCTCAGATCGGGAACAACGTTGTTGATGTACGCTTAAACAATTTTCAGCAGGCCCGGCGACAGAGTGCTGCCGGGCCAACCTTTACAAGGAGAAAAGTAATGAAAAAATCAATCACAGCAGCTGTCTTGGCTAAAATTCGTGGTACAATTTTACACCACGAAAAATTCTCAAAATCTTATTTTTGGCGCCCCCCACTGTCTGCAGCAGAACGACGCAGGATGGAAGACAAAAATTCATTTCAAGTTGAATTTCAACTGGACGGTGATTCGTACATATACGACTCAAGCGTTAGATGTTCGTGCAGGCGTGTCCGTTACACAGGGAGTTTCAGAAAAAACTCTGTCCCTGGAACGGTTCGGCTATTCAAAAGTTTACTGGAAAATTAGCTTACTCAGGCCCGGACAACAAGGATGTTGCCGGGCCTTTTTTATTCCCACCCCTATTTATCTACCCAAAAAAATCTCATTGTTTAATACTTCAAAAAATAGTATTTTAGGGGCATGTCTAAGCCTAAAAATACATACATTGAGACGAATGAAGTAAACCAAGATGGTGCCGCCTTACCTAGGCTCGTGCACACCGATGCTCTTATTTACCATGCCCTTCAGGATACGATTGAAAAAATAGAAGTAGTACAGGAAATGTTTAACATTCATCATCATATTGCCTGTAACCCGCATGGATAACGCAGTCGTAAATTACGCAAACGCTATTATTTTACATCTTTCTCAACTACAACAAGACATAGCTGCTATAAGAGTTATCACCTTCCGCACTCTACAACTCCTACAAGCCAAACAAGTACGCGCTTCCCAAATCCGCGCAATCGCGGAGCGCTGGGGCGTCACACTCCAAAGAGAAAAATAGTTGCATTTCTTGCTGTTAGCACCTATGTTAGTGTAAATAAAGTTTACACCTATATGGCTAAGGTACACGTGGCAAGCGCAGACGAGATTAGGCAGAAGGCAATAGCGGACGCGGAAAACCAGGCAGTGCAGATTTATATCGCTGCCGTCGGCGCACCACATCCCCATCGCCTTACCCACCCAAGCACAAAATTTACGGTAAACAAACGCAAAGAGTTTTTACAGCACTACGCTAAAACTCTCAGTATTCCTAAATCCGCCGCCGCGGTTGGGGTTGCCTTTTCCGCTGCGTACGCTCTAAAAAAGCGCGATCCACAGTTTCGCGCTGCGATCGAATCGGTAGAAATGATTTATCTTGAAGAGATGAAATCGGTCGGTTGCAAGCTAGCTGTTAGTCCCACGCGTGAGGGCTTTAACGACCGAAAATTCTTTCTTGAGCGCCATCCGCTAACAAGGAAGGACTACGGGCAGCGCCTTGACGTCGAAGCCAATATAAAACAAGAGCTGGGGGTCAGCGACAGCTTGGCCCGGCTGCTGGATACGTTAAGCAAATTCCAGAGCAGCAGCG